AAGCTCGCAACTCGCAACGTGGTACCCGCCGACGATGGGATGTACTACTGGTACCAACCCGCTGGCTCTCAGAAGAGCGGTGATTTCCTCCTCTTCCGTTCGGAGGGCGGGACTAAGAAGGACGAGGTGCTCTTCGATGCCAAGCACACGAACTCGGCAACCTTCTACCTGAACGATGGATGGTTCAACCAGGACACCATATATGTTGTATCCTTCTCCGAATCCGCAGGTCGCGGCCTTGGACGCAAAAAGATCTGCTTTGTGGGTCTCGGGCAAGACATCCCGACGGAGAATGACACTATGATCATGAACCACTACAATGACTTCAAAAAGGCAGAAAACTCCAAGCGTAAGGACATGAAGCCCGACTTTCTGTCGGTATATATTCGCTTTGCCAATCAATATTCCACCAAGCAGTTTACTCCCGAATTCATTTCCGATCGTTTCAAGAAGACCGTATCATGGCTTCTACCATCTGCTGGACAAACACCGATGGAACCGCATTCCCAATCTGTTTAATCATGTCGTCATGCGATCCCTGGAACGGATGATCTGCCGGAAACCCCTGTATTTGTGCCGCCTCTCGAACAGTCAAGCACCGGATATAATTTTTTCCGTCAGGTTTCTGGAGCCCTACATAATGCCTTGGCTGAAATGTGTACGCACAGATAAATGTCTTACACGGATTTCGGAGATCTAGGACCTCGCTGTGAATTGGCGAATCACGCTTCCGGAAAGAGATGAGATTCTCGGAATGCTTGAGAACTAGGAATGGATGCGGCTTTCCAGTTGGAGAAGCACCCTGGGGCACGCGAACAAGACACTCGGGTGGTATTTGGAGTTGAGTTTCCATAGCACCTTCCATTGTTGGCTCAATAATATCCTGTAGTCCCCGGCGTGCCCCTGCGAACACCGGGAGCTGGAATGGAATAGATAGGCGATTGCCAATCAAGACAAGACGCTTGCGAGTCTGTGGTACTCCGACTGTACTCATATCGTATACGTTGAATACGATCGGGTACCCAATCTCTCGGAAGTGCTCCTGGATGACATCAATAACACTACTTTCACCGTCATCTGTCTTTTTTGTTAGAAGGCCAGCTACATTCTCTCCCATAATCCACTCAGGCTGAGTGATTTGGACAACACGTAGAAATTGGTGAAACATCCTGTTTCGAGGATCTGATACATCCTTCCTCCCCGCGTTGGAGAACCCCTGACAAGGAAATCCGGCAAATACCATGAACAGCTTTCCAGCGTATGGCTGAAACTCTTCGTCGGGGATCTTGGAAATATCGCCTTTTACTGATTCACCTAGCCACTTGCTCTCGGGGAATGCTACCTTGTGAGTCTTTACGCAGGATGAATTATTCTCAGAGAATGCTACCACTTTGATTCCGGCAGCTTCCATTCCAAGCGTATCTCCACCGGCACCTGAGAACAGGCTAATTGCTAGCCGTCCAGAAGGTAGTTCAACCTGTGGCGGCGGAAGATCGCGGACAAGCGTTTCAAGATGAGCTAGATAATCCTTTTTCCGAGAGAACGTCTGGCCTGTCTGAGTGCAGGTGTACTTAGGCATGTTTTATTGTTTATATTACTACCAAATTCTTTAAATCTATCCATTTTCACTGACCCGCCTTCACCATACAAATGCCCGAACAACAAAAGAAGAAGAAGTGCCGGAACTGCCAGGGGAGTGGATGGGTGTATCCGATGGAGGAGGAGCCATGTTACCATTGTGTGTATCACGGCTTCGATCCTGAGAAGCAGAAAAGGTGCTCTTACTGCAGCGGCAAGGGATACGTCATGCGTCGCACATCCCTTCTCTGTTGCCACTGCGAGAACGGGTGGATTTACGAGTAGTTACTCCTCCCAATTGCGGCTGCGGTTCCAGGGATTGTAGCCACCCTCGGTGATCTGGCACCCGTACAGATCGTGGGTGGGGGGTGCCTGAGAGTATCCTGTTCCATACATCATGCGAGAGATGATTGCCTGGAGATTGGGATACTGCCAGGTTGGTACTGTTGTCACCTGAATCGTCTCTGGCGGTGGGTTCTGGGGCTGTGCAGCCCGCTTAGCCGCCCGCTTCGCTCGCGTATCCAGCTTCTTGGCCTGATCATTCTCAAACTGCCGGCAGCACGTGCACGGCTTGCTCCAAATCCACGCGTTGCGACGAAGAAGGTATCCCATTTTGGTTTCTATGCTACTGAAAAAGCTTGAGGGAGGGCCGATCCGTTTTTACCAGATCCTACCGTTCTCGCAGAGTTCGCAGATGAATCCCCGATCCTCAGGCTTCTTCCGCATCAGGCGGTTCCAGTAGGTCTTTCCGATTTTCTCGTACACCTCTCGGTAAGTCCTCTCGTAGTTCCGTGAGTAGTATGCACGATAACAGAGAAGGTATAAGTCTATGAACTCATACCCCGAATCAGGTGCTTGATTTTTTTCCAAAGTCATTGTCTTTTCAATAGCGTGAGTTGTGGCTTCATACAGCACCTGTGTACGTGCCTTCGTCTCCGCTTTCTTCTTCCGCTCATCCTGTGATGCATGGAATACACACCCCACGATCCTCGTGCAGTCCAAACATTCACACTTCCCAGTCTCCGGATTGATCCCGTATCCCCAGTCGTATTCGTCTTCGGGTTCGTCGTCTTTGAAAGTCTTTCCATTTCTGAGCTTCATTCTCGCCTGATACTGAAAAAGACTGGGACTAGACTGATCCGTTTTTGTTTCTAATTCTGCTCCCGCTCATGCATCAACTCCGCCCATACTTCCCTGTGAGTGCGTGAGACTTGGTTGAGTCCGCCAAGTCCCTGAAGATACTTACAGTTTCCATATTTCGCTCTAACACTTCTCGTAGTCAACCTCGGAAATCTCGCAGCCGACACTCTGTAGTCCAGTCCTGATAGGTAGTCCTTTGATACGCCCTTTACCTCCTCTCTCGTCCAAATCGTTCGTGGCATTCTGGCTGTTGTTTCTGTTTACCCCGACACTCTACAGATTCTAGATAACAAACAGATCCGTTTTTATCTTCATTTCGGGTTGTCGGTCCTATCGCAATCTCCAATACCTAAGATATTGGGATCACGGCCTTCCACATACATCCACCGATTTTCAATCCACCATTTTTTGTTGGCCTCCTCTTCCGCCATCTCTTCGTACGTTTTCTTCTTAGCGAAGGGCGTATGTTCCGGACACCGTTGACGAGGGCTCCAGCACCATGATGTATTCGATAAACGCGAACCCATTCTTTACTTAAGTTCGAGGAAACGTACCAGATCCTCGTTGGACGTGATTTCTGTGAGGTTGTCCTTGATCTTGGAGTACCAGCACCACCATCCCTCATAACTATCTTCGGCCTTATTGCCGTGCTTAGTGATCTTTCCGTCCTCCATCATCTTGAGGACATCGGGTTTGCTAACCGCCCAGAACTTGATGCTGTCATAATAGACTCCACACAGAAGCAGAAAGTCCCAGGGGTGTTTGGGCTCAATGTGATCCCACATGAAATCGCCGTGGGCATAGAGGCCACCGGACTTCTGCTCGCCCATCTTCTGCGTGCCATCAGAAAGAACCGCAAGGAGGTCATGGCCCGAATGACCCTTACCCGACTTGCGTTTCTGGAGAATAGGGAACCGATAGCGGGCGAACCGCTCACACTTAGTACCTAACGCCGCACCGCCGCCCAAATTGATAAACGCCATGATCTCGGGAATCGCACCCGCCTTCTCGTACCGCTCCTTCTGCGACACGTACTTACGAACAACCTCGCCATCAGATTCCAGGAACGCTCTGATCATTTCACTCATTCTTCCTGTTGTAGGTATGCTTTTACTCATTGCTTAGTCCCTAAATAGATTCTAAGCGACGAGTAGTCCGTTTTTGTGCGTTCACTTCTTCAGTGTCCGCCGGCGTCCGGCCTTCTTGCTCTTGGTCTTGCGGGCACGTCCACGTCCACGTCCACGTCCCTTACGCCCAGCCTTCTTCGTCTGCTTCTGAAGTGCGGCCTTCTTCTCGCGTTCAACCGTTGCCGCAGACCACCCCTCTTCGGCCCCTGTAGCCTCGGCAGCATGACGGACAGCATCGAACGTATCAAGATCCTTCACCCCGTACGCTGGAGAATACGGAGGAGACTCTAGACCTTCCATAACTGCACGAGTGCGTTTACGAGACGGTGTTCCAGGTTCCCACTTCAGCACTGCCGAATCAACTTCCATTATCTCTACCAGCGATATTTACTCAACATCATCCTCGATCTCAAAGTCGTTACGGTGCCACCGTGTACGGCACGTCTTCTTGTAATGCCCCGCACGACCGCACCGATAACAGTTGAGATCGGTATGGATATTTGGATGACCATACATCTGGACATACTGCATGTAACACTGGATTTCGCCCTCCGGGGTCACATCCCTGATGATCTTGTCCACCCGCTTCACAGGATACCGATCGGTATGCGGGTCCTTGGTCTTGCCAAGAAGATGGTCGTCAATTTTTTCGTTGATATCTTCTGAATCTTCGCACCGCCCAATGAAGTAGTGGCCTTCCGAGAGCTCGAGAATGTAGATGTGCGGCATTACTATACTGTTCTGTTCTGGAGAAAGTATGTGATTCATTTTAGAAGGAAAAAACTGGTTTGACCAGGTATCTTACACAACACTAATGTTCGACGCAATCCGCATTCCGCTATCCCGGAGGAGTGCGATCGCACTGTTCACACTTGCCACTCGAGCCGCCGCCACCTTCATTTCGATATTCACTCTATAACTATTCCAGCCCCGATCCTTGCATAGCTTGAGGGCAGTGCTTGCAATACACGTGACAACAGAGAACTCTGAGTTCGCAGCAAGACGCTCCTTTTCGAATACTAGTGTATTGATCCCATTCTCGATCTTAACCTTGAGTGTCCCATAACCGATAACATCGTTGAACTTGACAGGAATGTCCTCATCATTGATTGCGACACCAGCAGTCGGATCAATCAGTTGAGGAGCCACAGGGGCCGCAGGTGGTGCGGGAGGAAGAGCAGGCTTAGATCCCGCCAAGAAACCGGCGGGCTTGTTGGTCTTGATGAACTCATTGATACTTGAGAGGAGTTTGCTCGGGACAAAGTCCGTCTTGATTGTTGTAGGCACTGGTGTCTTTGTGAGATCCCATTTCTCTACGCTCCCCCCTACCGGTGTCATCTGTGCGACAACAATGCGGCGTTGGTGAGCACCGTGCTTGCCTGCACCATACACGGCACTGAGAGGCGTGAACCGAATTGGCCGATCTCCGAGGCACTGGATGAGAATACCCGTTGCAGCATTCATCTTTGTCGCACGTCCGTAGTTCGTGAAGGACGCTAGGTCCTCATCCGTATTGTTCATGGACATTTCGTAGAACCTGAGTTTAATCTCACACTCGTCCTTTACAGTCTGGATTAGATTGTAGCGGTTCACCTGGGGTGACGACTCGAGAACGCTCACCAGTGTCTTCCATGGAGTTTCGGGCGTTGACTCGTCAATTGATACGAGACCTGCAGAATCAACGGTGACGATCTTGAATGACATCTTGTCAAACATGCGTTGAGGAAACCGGACACGCATGATCTCCTTGATGTGGGTACGGAACACATCGCATGCCTTCGCAGGATCTGCACACGCCTTCGGAAACGAGTCTGACGCCATACGGAAATTCTCATAGTATCCGTGATCGTCAACGCTATCCCATGGACACTCTGTCTTATTGATGCCGCGATCCCAGGGTGCGAGTCCGTCCTTCGTCCACGGACCCTTGTATCCCTTCGCACTCAACTCCCCGGCTGGCTTGTACGCAATCAGGAACGGGAAGTCGCTCTTATCGCTGTCGGCACGAATACGAGCCATGCGGTGACCCTGGCCATATACGCTCGTTCCAATGCCCGCATCGCTTGAAGGGTTCTGGATACGTGATCCATCGGCAATGCCATCTCCGTCGTCGAGGTAAGTTGCATCGAAGTAGCCATTCTCACCCTGTTCTAGCGTGAACTCGACGTGCTTAGCACCGTGAGCCCAGCTGTCCTCAACATACTCCGTCATCAGGAGAACCAGATTCGGATCGTGATACATGTCGGTCATCGACTGAGCCCAGGTGCTGCGAACGCTAGCCGGAATATCGAAACCCTTAGGAGCTGCCATCTTGTTGTCTTATATTCTTATAACCTTATAAGATTATAGCCGATCCGTTTTGAACGCATATTTCTGGTTTTTGTCAACTCCGGTACCGAAGTTCAAAAAAACAAGCAGTTACACCCGCCGGGAACCGAACCCGGGTCACAACCTTACGCCAATACTTTACGTATGTGGAAGGGTCGCATTCTACCACTGAACTACAGGTGTTATTTTGCGGGGAAGGGGATTTGAACCCCTGAGGATTCCTCCACGAGATCTTAAGACTCGCTCATTAACCAGGCTTTGATATCCCCGCCCACATATGACTGGGGGTGGGGCATTTAAATCACTTTATTATAATTCAAATGAATGTATACAATCTGACTTTCAAGTATATTGTTGCCAGTCAGGCAGTTCTGTGGACAGGGTTTCTCTTACACCATTCAACCACACCGTCACACCGATACAGCATGTGTAATTGCGTTTTAAATCGGTTTGATAAACAATGAAGACGCTGTTTATTGCGACTCTCATCCTGATTCTTCTGATCTTTGTCTTCTTCGAGTACCTCCGCATATCACACGTGACTCGCCATACGGAATGGACTGGCCGACCGCTATCCACCCGCACAAAGTCTGAGGAAGCCACTCTGCCCCCAGGGTGGAAAAAAGGGGCGTATGTAAATTAAGCAATGTCTGACACCAAAGAGGACCAATCTGAAACGTCTTCCGGTCTCCAGTGGACTCCATCCATCGACCGCATGCTAGCCAACTGGTGCGACCAGTCCAAATCGTTTGAATGGATGAACACTGAAGCCTATTCTCGTTACTCGGTGCGTTCAACGGCCATGTCAATTACCGTCAACATTTCTATCGCTCTCAGTGGAGTTGCTAACTTGATTGTCGGGTCAGCACAGTTAACCAATACAGTCGTTCCTGCCCCAACAATTCTAGGATGCGTGTCTATCGCCATCAGTATCATCAGTATGTTGGAAGACAAATTTGACTGGATCACGATGGCGAATAATTTCAAGCAGGCCAGTGTCCAGTGGAGCAATGTCTCCCGCAAACTAGAGGAACAGCTTGCGGTCCCCTCTACCGGACGTAAAGATTGTGGAACGTTCCTGAAATACATTAAGCAGGATATCACTACGGTCTCGGCCACAAACTATATGATCCCGAAAGATATACGCACAAAGTGTATGGAGAAATTTGGCAAGATTCCCAACTTTGATGTCCCCGATATTTGTGGACAGGTGGAGCATACGTCCGTGTACGCGGAGCCCACTACGTCAACTCTCCAGGTTCCTCTTCTCATCTCCAATACAATAAGGGCTAAACATGCAGACCCAGTCCCCGATACTCCTCCTGGAGTCGTACACGAGGCAAAATCAGCCTGACAATTTTGGGGAACGGCTCGTGTACTACCGTATGGTGGAGCGTATGCTCTACTGGATGGACAACCACAAGATCCGTGAACCCCGAGTTTTCTTGGAACAGGAGGGGAGGGAGTACGGGGCTCTGATTCAGTTCCTGGAAGATACGCTGGGACAGGAAAATCTCCGTCTGGAAACTGACCTCTTCAAGCTATGCTGGGCCGCTCGCCAGCCTTAGACACTGACTTCAATCACCCTCCTGCGTCTATTCTTCTTCGTCTGTCGGGACTCCGAGCGACGACGAATAGTAAAGCGTATACCGCCTTCAGAGCGTGGTCGTTTTTTACCGGACATAAGTCTCTTTGCTTCCATCTTCTGTCGCCATGCGGCATACACAATGGGTCCGTTGTTATCAGCACTTAAACGTCTGAGCCATGTCATCGGAGAAACCGTTAAACCTCTTATTGCTGCCTTCTTTTCATCCCAAAGACTGTTTCCTTCTGGTGTATTTAGTATTCCGCATATTCTATTAACGTAATCGAATACACTACAAAACCTACGAATAATCCAATTGACCGCAGCTCTCTTATTTACTGTCATAAGAGCTTTCGTTCCGACATCCAGGTTTCCAGAAGATGCCCATGTCCTCCCTGCGACTGCGTTTTCGACTGCCGGTGCAACTGCTGCTCCGCGTGGTAGGGTTTTATAGGTTCTGTAATAGGCAGAAATATCGGGACTTATAGACTCAAGAGCCGTCCTTGCACCTACATTGCCCCCAAATGCCTCGCGAGCAACGTCTGGATCGTTGCGGCCTATTGCATCTGTCGCACTTTGAGCAATTGCGTCGTTTGTTGTGGTCCGGATAGGATTAACTAAACCGTAATACACTGCTCCTGGTATCCCAACTAAACTTGCACGAATAAGATTCGGATAAAACTTCCTCTGAGGGGGAGGAGCCGCATCCTGCCGCCCAACTCTCACGATACTTCCATAACTTCGAATTTCAGGGTCTAGCGGACCCCTCCAGAATACCGGATCTGTGTCTGATGATTTTGTACCTGCAAGTGTCATAAAATAGTTCAATAGTTCTGTAATAATAATCATTGGGTTTGGTTTGAATGGCTGAAATACTCCGCCAATGTTCTGCCTCTGAATAAACATGGCGTCTGATTTCTGCCAGTTGCATAGATGACAGCTATTGTCGTAGCACAGTGCCCGCAGATCTTTCTGCTCTTGGGTTAAACTGGCCTCGTCGATATTTCTATTGTATAGAATTTCGAGCAGACACATCAACGGAGCCGGTAGAACGTGTTCACATTCTGCTCGACTATGTTCTACTTTCCTCATTGCGATCTCCTGGTCATTTTTAAGACCCGTAGGACACCCACACAACCAACAGAGTGGTTTGTCCTTTTCTGTGCTACCTGCTCGTTCGCACTGGGTAGGAGGTGTCGGAAGTTCGTAGTAAACGTTTCTCCCCTTGTCAGTGTCACGGTCTCGCTCTACGTTTAGCGTATCCAGTGCATGCTTGAACGCTGAAAATGTGTTTACAACATCATCATAGTTTCCAGGTATAATACTCCCGTAATAATTGTCCATCTCTGCCCTGTACCCTTCATCTGTTAGAGGCGGGTTGCGTGGATCTCCGCCAATCTGTAAAAGCCCAACCTTAGACTGTTCGTGTTTTGAATCTAAAATACCTGCGTCCGTCACAATGTTTTCACCTTCTTGTCCTGTCCCTCCGAGAGCGTCTATAATTATACCGAACAGACTACCATAATCGGGAAGAGCAGGCGGGGCAGGAGCACCAATAATGGGAGGCGGAGGTGGAGCACCAGTACCTTCAGAGTCAGAACCGGTCCCTGGAAATAACGCCGTGACAGCTGAATCGGGGGATCTATTATTGTAAGAAGCAGCTGATAAACGATCTGGGGTTCCAAAAATTTGTGAAACAGCTGGAAGAGTTGCAGTTAGTGCCTGGCTTATAGTGTCGGGCGGCGGCGGTGTTTTACTGCCTTCCTGGGACATCGTTATTCATAACCCAGAAACATTCAGTGAGAACGGATCGTAAAAGATATTACGGGATAGTCTAATAAGAATACAATGTCCGTTGTAGGCGTTCAGTTTGGGATCACTTCTCCCGAGGAGATCCTTCGGCGGTCGGTCGTGGAAGTTATTACCGACAAGACTCATCAGTCCAACAATCCAGTTCCCGGCGGCGTCTTTGATGCAAGGCTCGGTGTCATCGAGAGCGGCAAGGTCTGCCCCACCTGCAAGCACACGAATCTCCAGTGCCAGGGCCATTTCGGCCACATCACCCTTGCCCGCCCAGTCTACCTCTACCAGTTCCTCGACTTTACTATCAAGGCCCTCAACTGTGTGTGCGTCAACTGCTCCAGCCTCTACATCGCAGGGCAGGACGGGTTCTCCGAGGAGGTTTACTTGAACTCCGAACTGAAGGGCATGGAACGTCTCGCCGATATCCGCTCTCGGTCCGTAGACTTCATCGGCAAAAAGTCCAAGGCCGTGTCCCCCTCCTGTTCCACTTGCGGCACCCAGATGATCAAGAAGGTCGAGAAGATTCAGGGTACAGTATGCACTCTCCAGGGGAAGTTGGCAGGCAAGGATGAGGAGACTCTCGTACCTCTCCAGTCCGAGATGGTTCTCCGCTGCTTCCAGCGTCTCACCGACAACACTGTTAAGATTCTTGGGTTTGACCCCAAGTACTCCCACCCCGCGTGGATGGTGTGCACAGTCTTGGCGGTCCCCCCTCTCACCGTGCGTCCCCCGGTCGTGATGGAGGACAATCAGCGGATGGACGACGATCTCTCCCACGTCCTGATCAACATCGTTCGCAGCAATCAGAAGCTCCGTGAACTCATTACCGCCGGACAGTCCCGCGAGTACATTCAGAAGCACACTGAGTTGCTGGAGTACGATGTTGCGACCTATGTGGACAACGATATTAAGGGTATGGCCCCCGCCGCCCAACGGTCTGGCCGCCCCCTCAAGACCTTGAAATCCCGTCTCGGTGCCAAGACTGGTCGTGTTCGCGGCAATCTCATGGGTAAGCGTGTGGACTTCTCCGCCCGCTCTGTCATTACCCCCGATGCCAACATCGATGTCGATGAATTGGGTGTCCCAGAGGAGATTGCATCGAACCTCACCAAGCCCGAGATTGTCACGCCGTACAACCGCGATCGCCTCATGATGTATGTCAAGAACGGTGTGAAGTACCCCGGTGCCAAGTCCGTGTTTCTCAAAGAGGAGAAGCGGATGATGTCCTTGAAGTACGTCAACCCCGACATGATCGATCTCCACGAGGGCGATATTGTGCATCGCCACATGATTGATGGCGACTACGTGCTCTTTAACCGTCAGCCTTCGCTTCACAAGGGGTCTATGGAGTGCCATCGTGTCAAGGTTCTGCCCGGCTCCACGTTCCGCCTGAACGTTTCGGCCACGAAACCTTACAACGCCGACTTTGACGGTGACGAGATGAATCTCCACCTCCCCCAGTCTGTAGCCGCCGAGACCGAGCTCCAGCAGCTTGCCTCTGTCCTCCGTCTCATTGTAAGCCCCCGCGAGAACGCCCCTATCATTCAGATGGTCCAGGATACGCTCACCGGTTCGTACCGTATCTCCAACCCTGTCGTGCGTGTCCCCGAACACATTTCCATGAACATCATGGCCAAACTCCGTCGTCCGATGTCCTCGTTCAAGCGTACGAACGAGCCACATACCGGCCAGGAACTCATTTCTGCGGCCTTCCCCCTTATGAACTTCAACGGCCGTGTCACCATCAAGGACGGCCAGCTCACCAAGGGTCTCCTGAAGAAGGGTGCATTCAACACTACATCCGAAGGCGTGCTCCATGTGCTATTCAACGATTTCGGTCATCAGCGGTGCGGCCAGTTCATTAACGAGGTTCAGGCCATTGTGACCAAATTCAACCTGTTCACGGGCTTCTCGACAGGGGCATCAGATCTCGAATCTAATAAGGAGACCACCGAGTTCGTGGCCAAGGTTCTTGCCGAGGGCCGCAAGCGTGTACAGGAGATCCTCACCGACGTCCACGCCGGCAAGTTCTTCAACAACAGCGGCCGTGCGGACGGCGAAGAGCTGGAGAACCAAATCAGTAACGCCCTCAAGGATATCTCGGCTCAGATCACGAAGCAGGTGACTGATACTCTGCCTCCCACAAACCGCCTAGTTCAGATGGTCGAGTCGGGTGCCAAGGGGTCTGGCCTCAACATTACCCAGATGATCGCAGTCCTAGGCCAGCAGATCGTGGACGGCAAGCGAATCCAATACACTCTCCAGGACCGTTCCCTACCCCACTTCACAAAGTTCGATGACGGTATTGAGTCCCGTGGTTTCGTGGAGTCCTCGTTCGTCCAGGGTCTTCGTCCTGCCGAGTACTTCTTCCACGCCATGGGTGGTCGTGAGGGTCTCATTGACACGGCCGTGAAGACCTCTGACACGGGTTACATCCAGCGTCGTATGATGAAGACGATGGAGGATATGCGGGTCGAGCACGATGGTACGGTTCGCAACAATGGCGGTATGATTATCCAGTACCGCTACGGCGAGGACGGTGTGGATTCCACGCAGGTAGAGTCCCAGCCCATCAACCTCGGTCTCATGACGCTCGAGGATATTTACCGGATGTTCGGTCTCTCGGTCGAAGAGCTCCAGCCGTTCCTCACTGAGACAATTACCGAGACTCCCGATCTGGTCGAGGAGCTCGTGAAGGATCGCGATATGCTGGTGAAGGAGGTGTTCCTGTACCTCAAGAAAGATTCCGTCCTCTCTCCCGTCCATCTCAAGCGGGTGATTGAGAAGTACTACAATCCCTATTCTACCAAGACCGATCTGACCCCGCAGTACATTATCGACGAGCTCACCAAGTTGATGAAGGAGCCCTGGATGGCTCCCAACCGTGTGTTCCACTGCCTCCTCCGCTTCTACCTTGCTCCCCGCCGCTGCATTCTCGAGCACCGCTTCACCAAGGCGATCTTCGACGAGGTCATTCGCGAGGTGCGGTACAAGTATATCAAGAGCCAGGTGCATTCTGGAGAGATGGTGGGTGCCCTAGCTGCCCAGTCGGTCGGTGAGCCTACCACGCAGTTGACACTCAATACTTTCCACTCTGCCGGTACGGTCAAGGCTGGTGCGACAGCGGGTGTCCCGCGTATCCAGGAGCTCCTGGGTATTTCCAAGAGCCCGAAGAAGCCCCTGAACTTCGTGTACCTCACGCCCGCGGACGGCGACAGTCTCGATCGGGCGATCATGGTCGCTCGCGAGCTCCAGAAGACAACGGTCCGTGATATCACCAAGTCCGTACGAATGTACTACGATCCCTTCCCGCTGACCACCGATACGGCGGTGGCCGAGGACCGCGAGATCCTCCAGCGGTTCCAGCAGTTCTCCACTGCCAATCCAGTCGATTGTGCATCCAAGTGGATTATGCGGCTCGAGTTTGACGAGACGGAGATGGCTGCACGCAACGTCCTTGACCCTGTGGCGATCCAGGACAAGCTCGGCCAGGCGGGTCTCCACATTCTGCAGTGTGTGTACTCCGACTCCAACTCTGACAAGCTCGTGATGCGTATCGTGTTCCCCGACGATGTGGTGAAGAACCTGCTCTCCCTCCGTTTCCTCGAGGAGCGTGTTCTCGACGTCGTCATCACTGGCATTGACGGTGTAGGTCGCGTGATCCCCCGCGAAGTCAATCGCGAGCTGGTATGGGACGAGAAGGCAAACTCGTACGTGTCCAAGAAGCAGCATGTCTTGGATGTAGAGGGTGCCAATCTGTACGAGCTTCTGGGCCGCGACAATGTTGATCCTACGCGGACATTCAGCAACCATATCCACGAAGTATACGATGTTCTCGGAGTGGAAGCTGCTCGCCAGGCTCTACTGGACGAGTTCGCAGAGGTGTTTGCCGAGGCGTACACCAACTATCATCACATGTCCGTGCTGATGGACGCCATGACGTACCAGGGCCGTCTAGTCTCGGTCAACCGGTTCGGTATGTACATGCACGACAACGGCGTGCTGGCCAAGTCGTCGTTTGAGGAGACGTCCAAGATCCTGTTCAATGCAGCCGTGTCCGCGGAGTTCGATCCCATGAAGGGCGTGTCGGCCAACATCATGTTCGGCCAGAAGCCTCCCTGCGGCACGGGCTTTGTCGACATTCTGCTGGACGAGACTCGACTGCCCGAAGGTACAGACGAGGCGTTCGTGGACTACGGTGACCAGATCAAACAGAAGGTGGAGGCAGCGTATGCGGGCGGAGACTCCGAGTGCAAGATCGAGGACATCTCGATGTGGTAATTAATTACGAATAATGAGTTTGTATAAATAAATGTCCTGGACAGCCTCTGACGGAATCGGCAGTATCCAGGTCCTAGAAGTGTTTGGCAGTGATCTGACGGTCGTGAATGCGGCCCGTGTATCGTTTGCAAAGGAGTCGCACGAATTCTCCGCAAACGATGAGAAGTTGGTGAACTATCTCGCGAAACACAATCATAACAGTCCCTTTTTCCATCCCCAAATTCGACTACGAATCAAGATGCCAATCTTTGTAGCTCGTGAATGGTTCCGTCACCAGATCGGGTTCGCTCGTAACGAGGTGTCCCGTCGTTACGTGGACTTTACGCCCGAGACGTGGATTCCGTCCCCTGAAGATCTGCGTGCCCGCGATCCCAAGATTAAGCAGGGGAGCCAGGATACGCCGGTAGAGAATTCCATCGTTCTGTCATCCGAAATCAAGGAGCACTGCGACGATATGGTGAATTTTTACCAGCATCTTCTTGATCACAACGTAGCCCCTGAGATTGCTCGGTGTGTTCTGCCTCAGGGGATGTACACGGAGTTCGTGGAAACGGGATCCCTGGCCGCTTACTCTCGTCTCGTTCTCCTCAGGACTGATCCAGGAGCCCAGCGGGAAATCCAGGCATACGCTCGTGCGATTGTCGGTCTTCTTGAGCCTCATTTTCCCGTGTCGTGGAAGGCACTTACCGACATCCCGATCAGTCAATAAAAACGACGAGCAATATTCCTTTCGTGTGGAAGAACTGCTTTGATGTCCGAAAAGAGCCAGTACGGACAGACAGTGACCTACGACGTGGTCAAGGTTTTACACAACCTTTTAACGCCATACTGCCACGTGCAGTATGTCAAGACCAAGTACCACGGGAACATGCTGATCATGGACGAGGAAGTGCAGTATTCGACGCTGGACGAGCACAGGTATCATTATCTGCTCACACAACCGCTCTTCACTCAGTGCCGGAATATTCTGATCTTGGGGGGTGGGGACGGGATGGCGGCTCGAAACCTATACAAATCCCCGTACACTTCCAGCATTACAATAGTCGATTGGGACCGCCAGTTCGTAGAGTTTGCGAAGACGAATCTCCCGGAGAACTGTGGATCGCTTCTGAATCCTCGGACAACGTACATCTCCGAAGACGCACTTCAGTTCGTAAGATCGACTGAGAACCGCTACGACGGTATCATCATTGATCTCCCCGATCCCGACGGAGATAGGATGGAAACTCTTTACTTTGATATCCTGGAACAACTCCCGGGGATCCTGAACCCTAATGGTATCATTTCCGCCCATGTGGGTCCAGTATCACTGTCTGAGAATCACCCGAACTGGGTGTTTATCAAAGAGTGTAAGCATCTCATGAAGCAACTGTTTCATACCGAACCGGTGTTTGATACAGTGTATGTTCCCACCTTTTCGCACGAGTGGGGATTCTTGGCATGTTATACGGGTCTATCCAGAAAATTCGATAGGTTCAGAATTGAGAATGATGTTTACGATATGTTCAAGAAACTCTGAGGAGTTCACACATATCCGTTGCGGTCAGCAGCGGCCTGGCGAGCAGCGGCCGCGGCCTCGCTTGAGGCAGCACCGTACACCATCGCCGATCCCACGGTCTGATTTCCTCCGCGGTGTCCCCGGCGGTGACGGCCTCCCTTCTTCGTGTGCCGGCGGCGGCGTCCGCCAAATCCGACAGGCTCAGACCCGCTCTTATCGAACGTTCCGTTGACACCCACGGCCGTGTCGGGGGCGACGGACGGCTCGGCGTACGGCAGCTCGGCAGGCTTGCCGTCCGTGGAAGGAGCAAACGCACCTCCACGGCGAGAACGGCGGCGGCGTCCGCCCTTGAGCTCCGACGGGCCCTGCCACGTGGCATCCGACATCGCAGGGAAACGCGACATTCCATCGGGGAGGTCAGAGCCAGTGTACGGGCCGCCAGTGAATCCGTACGCGGTTCCTCCCATCATCTTGCCCTTGCCCCTGCGGGTTCCACGACGACGACCGCCCATCGGTCCCATCTGTCCCATCAGCGTCCCGCCCTTCTTGTAAGTCTTCTTTGCTGCCTTCATCGCATCGCCCAGGGACATACCCGGCTTCTTTGCAGCCATAACGGCTTTTAACCATGCAGAGCGTCCACCTTCCATGTGTATTTGTTTCCTTAGTTAGACTTTATTGTGTAGTCGTACATTGGCGACTTGATCTGCTTCGGCTGGAATGAGACGTCAGCACTCTGGGGCTTCGGGTCGGGGTACGTTGTGGGCTTGTAACGCAGCGGGTCGGGCTTGATTCCAAACGAGCTGTCCGAGAACGTTCCAGTATAGAGTTCCATAGCGTTGTCCAGGCTGCCCCAGCACATAGCGACCCACTGACATCCGTACGAAAAGCATATTTCCGCATTTCCATTGGTAATCGCACTTGTCTTCATGTCGGGAACCACAAGCGTAATATTACGCTTGTTGAATTCGATAAGCTCATCGCTATCAAACGTCTGTGACGCCTGAGTGTACGTCATACGCCTCAACTGCGAAGAGACCCAGGACATATTCACCAGCTCGTCCATTCCGTTGCCCTTGATGTTTTCTCCGCTCACGATGACGAGCTTGCCCATCAGATTACAAATAGGCTCAACTCCTAAGTTCTTGCGTTGGTAAGAGTATTCGGAGTTCAGCATGTTTTTACGGAGGGTGTTCTTCATCGTGTCGGCACACTGAGTCAGTATAGCGTTGTCGGACGTGTGGAATACCAGAGACAGAATGAAGGGATTGTTGTACCCCGGTGTCACCGCACTGTTGAATGCAGAATTGGCGATGGTTACGCAGCAGTCTTCGAACGAGAGAGTGTTGTACGTGGTCATCTTCAGAGTCTTCGCATCGGCCAGACCAACAACTGGCTTCTTGTCGACGGCGTAGACGTCCAACTCAATGACACGAGCACCGCCCTTGACAACCTTGGTTATAGCGTCGGTCACAATGTACGTGTTGATCGTGTTTCCGGGAATGATAGTGTACCCGCTACTGGACACGTAGTAATCTCCCAGCGTATTTTTGTTCGGGCACCCGAGTGGCTCGGCTTTTGTGAGTTCAGAGTATACCGTGAGAGCCTGAGTGACCGATGCATCAGGAGGGGGGATGTTGCTCATACGAACGTAGGCTCCAATTGCTAGTCCTACACCAAGGAATGCAACCGAAATGCATACAATGACCCATAATAACTGAGTGGTGTCCATATTATTTCTTACTACGATGTTGTTTATATTTGAAAAACAGAGGACGCATCATCATCACTACATCATCTGGAACCTGTTCGTCCATCGGGATTTCAAAGAGGCAGCAATGGAGGAAGTATATGCAGTACATTCCGCACTGGGCGTCCTTGTACTGGTGCCGCAGGGCGTTGTACGAGAGAACGGTAGGCTCCGGGAACTTTTTCAAATCGTCTAGCTGTTCCTTCCACCGCTGCATCAGGCGGGATACCTCCTTCTCGGGTTTCTGGGCATACGAGTCAAAATACGTCATCCGCGGATGTTTCAGATGGTCGCGGAAATCGCAGAATGCCGCGATCCAGTGCTCCCCCGGTCCGTCGCTGGGGTCTGTGTTAAACACAATACCTACACGGCGGTACCCCTTCTTGTGAAGCTCGGAAATCTTCATACTGCACAGAGAAGACACTAGACACTTTCCCGTTTCGTTGTGAAGATCGAAATCAATGGGGACCGAACCCGTGTAGTAGTAATCGGGGATCAGTTTCATGTATTCCTTCTGCGATACGTCAATGTCGTCGGACGACAGCCACTCGGTTCCGTTCGACGCCCAGCTGTCGGGGGCCACAGGTTTTTTGACCAGAGCGTGGACAATACATTCTGGGGTTCCCGCCTTGCACGCATCCTTCATCCGCCGAGTGATTTCCTGCCACATATCATCCCCGGCCTTGACTGGTTTTTCACGAGGGTGTTCCTTATTGTAAGCTAGTCGCAG